TACCCAGAAGTTTTAGTTAAGTTCAACCAAGCACAGCACGAGTATTACAGTGCTACAGCGATGGCTTAAGGAGCTGAATCATGGCTATTTCACGCGCACAACTATTGAAAGAGCTGCTCCCTGGCTTGAACGCACTGTTCGGTCTGGAGTATTCGCGTTACGGCGAAGAGCACAAAGAAATCTACGAAACAGAGACTTCCGAGCGTTCGTTCGAAGAAGAAACAAAGCTGTCTGGTTTCTCAGCCGCACCAGTCAAAAACGAGGGCTCAGCCATTCGTTATGACAACGGCCAAGAAGCATGGACCGCTCGATACAACCACGAAACAATCGCTTTGGGCTTCTCCCTCACAGAAGAAGCAATCGAAGATAACTTGTATGACTCGTTATCAGCTCGTTACACCAAAGCTTTGGCTCGTGCTATGGCTTACACCAAGCAAGTTAAGGCTGCAAACGTATTGAACAACGGCTTCAGCGCTGCCTACACTGGTGGCGATGGCGTTGCTTTGTTCTCTAGCGCGCATCCTTTAGTTTCTGGTGGCTCCAACAGCAACATCCCATCAACTCCTGCTGACTTGAATGAGACTTCTTTGGAAGCCGCTGTAATTCAAATCGCTGCATGGACTGATGAACGTGGTCTGTTGATCGCAGCTAAGCCACGCAAGTTAATCGTTCCACCAGCACTGCAATTCGTTGCTACTCGTTTATTAGAAACCGAACTCCGTGTCGGTACAACTGATAACGATATCAACGCTTTGAAGAGCAATGGTTCGATACCAGAAGGTTACGCAATCAATCACTTCTTGACCGATACAAACGCATGGTTCTTAACCACTGACGTTCCAAACGGCATGAAGCACTTTGAACGTAGCCCATTATCCAACTCAATGGACGGCGATTTCGACACTGGTAACGTTCGTTACAAGTCTCGTGAGCGTTATTCGTTTGGTTGGTCTGATCCGCTCGGTATGTACGGTTCAGCAGGCGCTTAATAGTGCAAGAAAAGGGGGCATAAAAACCCCCTTTTTGTTTTTGTTTGTGGTATAAAATAGGTATTCCGGGAATATCCGGTGTGTCAAATAGCCCCGGCTAGTAACATGCAAATTGGCACACTTAACTCGCATGTGAGGAAAATTTATTATGGGTTTCGCTACTCACCTTGGTCCTTGGTTATTAGGCACCGTTAAAAACACGACTGGAACTACTTCCGGTACCGTTCGCAATATCGGCGCAACTGTTGTTGCCCAAACAATTCCTGTAACTTTTCAAACATTCACTAATTCATTGACTGGCACTATAGGTTCAATACCTGCTGGTTCATTAATTACTGGTGTTCAGATCATTACTTCCACAGTATTTAGCTCTGCTGCTACATTGAAGATCACTATTGGTGGTACTGATGTAGCTGCTGCTTCGACTATTACTGACGTTGGCGTTGTTGGCGTAACAATAGCTGCTGGTTTTGCTCCTACCGCTGCTAACACTGGCACAACTGATGACTTAATTACTTACACTGCTACTGGCACTTCTTTAACTACTGGTGCTGCTACTGTTGTAATTACTTACGTTGTTCGTAATTCCGATGGCTCTTCTAACCCTACTTCGACTCAAAACTAATTAGGGAGGCATCATGGCGATGCAAACAGACGTAAAATCTTCGCACGTAGAAGCGACTGGTACGATGGTTACTGGTCGCGCTCGTGTTAAGGGTTATCAGTGTTTATCTGGTGGTACGGCAGGCGACGTTATATTTAGAGATGGTGGCGCAACTGGCGTTATTAGACTGCAATTTAATGTTCCTGCTAACACAAATAATCCGTTCTCAAACTTAATTCCTGGTCAAGGTATTTTGTTTACAACGGATGTACATGTAACGGTACCAACATCGACAAAAGTAACGGTGTTTTATGGCTAAGTCTCCGGCATGGCAGCGTAAAGAGGGGAAGAATCCCAGTGGTGGATTAAACGCCAAAGGGAGAGCATCTGCAAAGAAGCAGGGCATGAACCTCAAAGCTCCACAGCCGGAAGGCGGCGCTAGAAAAGAATCTTTCTGTGCGCGTATGTCTGGAATGAAGAAGAAGTTAACTTCGGCTAAGACGGCGAAAGATCCGAATAGTCGTATTAATAAATCACTGAGAGCTTGGAAGTGCTGACATGAGCGAACATCAAGATACAGTAAAGCATTTTGTCGATGGCCTCTCTCTCGTAACTGTAGTGGGGACGCTCGTGGATTTGTTACCAGCTATAGCTGCGATATTTACTATCATCTGGACTGCCATACGTATTTGGGAAACCAATACAGTGCAGAGTTGGATGAAAGGTAAAGGAGAATAATTATGGGTTTTGTTAGCAAACCTCCGCCAAGACAATTTAAGTTTGCCCCAGCTCCTGCTGCGGTAGCTAAACCGCCAGCTCCTGCTGCTCCTGCGCCTCCTCCTACGCCTGCTGCGCCTCCTGCTGCACCAGTATCGCAAACTAATCAGGCGGCAACTGCTGCAAATCAAGCTGCAAATCAAAACAACCCACAGCCGGGAGCTGGTACACAACAAGCAGGTAGTGTTGGTGGTACAACGCCTGGCGCAAGCGGTGCTAAAGGTAAGGGTAGCGCAGGAACTCCAGGCGGTCCACAGGCTCCTGAAGCAACTAAGTTTATGAAGCAGTCGCAGAATCAAGAGTCATTTGCAGGATTGAAAAAAGGCGGTGTGGTTAAGGCTAAAGCGAAAGCTAAAGTCAAAGCTAAAGCACCAGTTAAGAAATCTCCTCCGAAGCCTAAACTAAGTCAGGCTGCTGTACGCGGGGACGGTATTGCCCAACGTGGCAGAACGAAAGGAAGAATGATATGACAAGTTTTTCAATGAATAGAACTCAAGGTATGGCTAAAGCTAAAGAAGCTGAAGCTAAAGCTAAAGCAGCGGCAGCAAAACCTGCACCAAGAGGTGGAAAAGGTAGCGCTATTTCTGATGTTCATAAAAAAGTTATAGAAGATTCTAAGGCAAGAGAAGCTAAAAAATCTGCTCCAGCACCAAGAGGCGGTAAAGGTGGGTCTAAAAAAGTACCAGACTACGCCAAAAAATATACAGAAGGCGATAAAAAATCTTCTCCGCCTTCGGGTTTTGGCACTGGTTCAAAAGGTGGTGCGCGCGCAGGTAAGGCTCCAGCTCCGGCTGCTACTAAGAAGGATGAAGTCAAGCCAGCAAAAATGCTTGATAGCAAGCAGGCAGCAGGTAATACCAAGACCATGAAAAAAGGTGGTGGTGTTAAGAAAATGGCTAAAGGCGGCAAGGTTAAGAAGATGGCTCTTGGTGGTATGGGCGCAGGAATGATAGCCAAGGCACCAGCACCACAAGGCGCTAAACCAGCGGCAGGTGGACCTAAAGGTGGTGGTGCTCCAGCATCTAAAGCTCAACAAGCAGGTGGTGGCAAGGGCGGCGCAAAGCCAGGCGCAGGTGCCGGTATGGCGCAACAAGCTCAAGCCAAATCTCAATTAGGCAAACTAAGTGAAACAATGAGAGGCCAGCAAACACCAGCTCCTGGTAAGCAAGCTCCGCAAGTAGCAGCTAAACAAGTTTCACCTGCCACACAACCTCCTGCTAAACCAGTGGCAGGTCCAAGAGGCGGAAAAGGTGGAGCACAACCTAAAGCACCAGCACCAGCTCCAATGGGCGGCAAAGGTGGAGCTAAACGTCCAGGCATGAAGAAGGGTGGCGCTGTTAAGAAGATGGCTACAGGCGGTTCAGCATCTAGCCGTGGTGATGGTATTGCTGTACGCGGCAAGACCAAAGGTAAAGTCTGCTAATGCCTGCTAAGTCAGAAAAGCAAGCTAAGTTTATGAGGGCAGTTGCACACTCGCCCTCATTTGCTAAAAAGGTCGGCGTTCCTATGAGCGTTGGCAAGGAGTTCTCAAAAGCAAAGGGTGGCGAAATGAAAGCAGAATCCAAAGCAATGGTTAAGAAGGAAGTTAACTTCATGAAGAAGAAGGGCGCTTCCAAGTCCATGATCAAGCATGAGCAGGGTGAAATGAAAGCCATGAAATATGCTAAAGGTGGCGCAATCAAAGGCACGCCAATGGGTAAAGTAAAGACTGCCGCTCCTAGCCGTGATGGTGTTGCCACTAAAGGTAAGACCAAAGGTGCTATGCCTAAGATGGCAGGCAACAAAGGTATGAAAAAAGGCGGGTACTGCTAATGATTGCCTCGCGTGGTATGGGTGATATTAACCCTTCCAAGATGCCTACAGGCAAAAGAAAGCCACGTAGGGATAACACTGACTTTACTGAATATAAAGACGGTGGCGAGGTGTGGGATAAGAAGCGTCCTAAGAAGTTAGGTAAGCCAAAGAAGCTAAGCTCAGCAAAGAAAGCATCTGCAAAGGCTATGGCAAAGGCTGCTGGTAGACCATACCCAAACTTAGTAGATAACATGAGAGCGGCGAGGAAGTAATGCCAGTAACCACATCGACAACTAGTTTTAATCCAACTCTCAATGAGATAATGGAAGAAGCATTTGAGCGCTGTGGTGTAGAGCTGCGTACCGGTTATCATTTTAGGACAGCTCGACGTAGCTTGAACTTTCTAATTACTGAGTGGGCTAATCGCGGCATTAACTTGTGGACAGTAGAGCAAGGTCAGATTCCTCTTATACAAGGGCAATACGTCTATGATCTACCTAGCGATACCGTGGATTTATTGGAGCATGTTATTCGTACTAATCCCGGACAGACTAATAATCAGACCGACATCAACATTAGCCGAATCAGCGTCTCAACCTACTCGACGATCCCGAACAAACTCGCGCAAGGCAGGCCGATCCAAGTCTGGGTGAACCGTCGTTCAGGTCAAACTACTGATTTGTTGGGCGCTACGCCACAGTTCCCACAGATAAATGTATGGCCATCGCCCGATCAGGGTGCGGCTGGATCTCCATTTTATTACTTTGTTTACTGGCGTTTGCGTCGTATGGTTGATGCTGGCTCTGGTGCAAATGTAGAAGATATACCATTTCGTTTTCAGAACGCGCTTGTATGCGGATTGGCTTATAAAATTTCTATGAAACTGCCGGAAGTTTTAGGTGATCGTATTGGTATGTTGAAAGAACAGTACGATGAAGCTTGGCAACTAGCGGCTGCTGAAGATAGAGAGAAGGCACCAGACAGATTTGTACCGCGCACGACTTTCTACAGGTGATGTATGTCGAGTAAGTATTCATCTGGTAAACACTCGATTGCGGAATGTGATCGGTGTGGATTTAGGTACAAGTTAAAAGAATTAAGGAAGTTGACGATCAAGACAAAGAACGTCAACATTAAGGTATGCAGAACATGTTGGGAGCCGGATCAACCGCAGTTATCACTGGGTTTATATCCAGTTAATGATCCGCAAGCAGTACGCGATCCAAGACCGGATAACAGCTATTACCAGTCTGGTTATACAGGGTTGCAGTTAACAATAACACCTGGACCATCTGTAGAATCTGATGGATCTCCATCGGGCGGTAGCCGAGTATTCCAGTGGGGTTGGAGTCCGGTTGGCGGTGCAAGCTCATTTGATATTGCGCTAACGCCAAATGCGTTGACCTCAACAAATGTAGTACAAAGCGTGTCAGTTACGATTACTTAGGAGTTATCATGGATACAAAAAAAGTTAAACAGATTGCAAGCAAGGAAGTGCGCGCGCATGAGAAGCGTATGCATAAGATGGCTAAAGGTGGCGTAACGTCTTTGGCTATGAAAACTATGGGTCGTAACATGGCTCGTGCTGCTAATCAACGGAGCAAATAATGGCTAAATTTTCTCAGAAAGTAAAAGGCAAAGAAGTGGGTCAGGCTGATGTTTATGCCGAGCCACACACTATGTCAGGTGGCAAGGTTAGCAACGGTGTTAAGAATGTATCTGGCGCTGAAGCAATGAAAGAAATGAACGTTGGTGTAGGTGTAGTTACTAAAGGTAATTACAAACCAACTAAAACTTCTGGCATTAAAACACGCGGCAATGGTGCTGCGACTAAAGGTCTGATGGCTCGTGGCCCAATGGCTTAAAGGTATCTTGTGAATTACGCAGAGTTATACGATAACCTAAGAAGTTACACTCAAAACTACGAATCGGATTTTGAGTTTACGATACCTGTCTTTGTTAAGCAGGCGGAAAAGCGCATCTATAATTCTGTGCAACTTGCTTACCTGCGTAAGAGTCAACAAGGAACTTTGTCAGCGGGAAATAGGTTTTTATCTGCACCTACAGACTTCTTGTCGATGTACTCGCTAAGCGTTGTAAATACTGCTGGCGAAGTAGAGTTCTTGTTAAACAAGGATGTGAGCTACTTAAAGTCTGCATACCCTGCCGTTAATGCTACCGGTTTGCCGCAGCACTATGCTTTGTTTGGTCCAACAGTTACAAGTGGAGCAGCGACTAATAACCTTAGTTTAGTTCTTGCTCCAACGCCAGATCAGGCTTACGTAGTTGATATGAATTACTTCTACTATCCTGAGACGATAGTACAAGGTTCTATTGCTGGTACTGGCCTTATTGTTGGCGGAACTGGATACAACAGCGGAACATACTATGCAGTTCCATTAACTGGTGGATCAGGAGCTGGATCTAATGCAACTATTACGGTAACTGCTGGTGTGGTTACAGAAGTTATTATTGAGCAGCCAGGATCGTTATATATAGTTGGTAATTCTCTATCTGCATCCCAAGAGATTCTAGGTAGTGGTAACGGGTTTTCATTCCCAGTAACTGCTATCACAAACCAATTTGGTACATCATGGTTAGGCGATCATTACTCACCTGTACTGTTGTATGGCTCACTAGTAGAAGCCTACACGTTCATGAAGGGCGAGCAAGACATGATGGCTATGTACGAAAAGAAATTCCAAGAAGCTATTGCTCAACTCAAACGACTGGGCGATGGTCTTGAGCGTGGTGATGCATACCGCGATGGTCAGGCTAAGCTTAAGGTGGATAGTTAATGGCCATACAACAAGGATTAACATTAAGTTTTAGACAGGATATTTTACAAGCTGGACAAAATCTTCTGACTGATACTTTATATATTGCACTGTATACCGGCTTCTCGGATATAGGGGCAAACACAACTGTATACACAACTACCAATCAAGTGGTTGGCACTGGGTATGCTGCGGGTGGTATACAGCTTACAGGGGCAACTATACAAACTTCAACAGATGGAGTTGTATTCGTTAACTTTGCTAGTCCTTCGTGGGCTAATGCTACGTTTACTGCTCGTGGAGCGTTGATTTATAACGTGACGCGTAGTAATAAGTCTATAGCCGTGTTAGATTTTGGCTCAGACAAAACTTGTAACAACCAAACCTTTACCGTTCCGATGCCTGTTAATACAGCTACGACGGCATTAATCCGTTTTTATTGAGGAGTTATCATGCCTTTTATCGCAAAATCAACGATGGGTGAAACCGTCAATGCTGGCATCGAGAAGTCTGCGCTAAGCGTAGCTGCTGCTGGTCTTGGTGGTGTATTCCACGTTCAATGTTTCGACACAGATGGAAACCTGAAGTGGGAAGATGAATTCCACAACCTCGTAGTAAACGAGGGTTTACAGGACATGAACAACAAGTACTTCAAGGGCGTAACTTATAGCGCAGCTTGGTATCTTGGTTTAGTTACTGGCCCTGGATCAGGCAACACATACGCTGCTGGTAATACACTAGCTACGCACGCAGGCTGGACAGAGTTCACCAACTATACTGGTACTCGTAAGGCCGTGACATTTGGTACACCTACATCGGCTAACCCATCTGTTATTGACAACTCAGCATCACCATCGTCATTCGTCATCTCTGGCGCAGGCGGTACTGTTGCAGGTGCACTGTTAGGTTCGGTTACTTCCGGCACATCAGGCATTCTGTTCTCTGTAGGTAACTTCACTGGCGGCGACAAGATTGTTGCTTCTGGCGACACGATCAACGTGACCTACACCTTCTCCGCAACCGCAGTTTAATGAGGTGATATATGGCAGCATTTAAAAAAGGCGATAAAGTAAAAGTTATCGCAGTCATACCAGAGGGACCAGTTGAGTCAATGCGTATGGACGAGGATGGTAATGTGCAGTATCTTATCTCTTGGACTGGTGATGACAAAGCAACCCACAGCCGTTGGTTCAATGAAGATGAACTGACAAAAGCCTAATAAGGAGTAAGGGCGAATGTTTGGTTTTTCTGCATTTTCGCAGGCGCCCTTTTCTGCACTAGGCGGGGCTTCGGGCCCGTTTACCTATAATGTTTCTGTATCAGAAGCTGCGAATGTTACTAACGCTCAAACGAACGTAGTAACATTTGTAGCATCTCTGTCTGACACTATGAACAATAGTGCAGATCAAACATTCCAATTAACTTTAGTAGCTTCTCAATCTGAGGCTATTCAAGCATCAGCCGCACAAGATGGAGCAAGGTTTGTCCCTGCTGCAATAGCTGAACAGTTCTATGCAAATGGACAGGAAGTAGCAAGTTTTACTGCATTAGGTTCAATATCTGAAGCAGTAAATAGTCTATCTGGTACACAGCTTGGAAGAGTTACTTATCCAGTATCTATATCTGCGGCAACGTCAGCAGCAAGCGCAAATTCAACCAGCGTAGATTTTGATGCTAGATCAAGCGAAGCGGTGTCTGTAACACAAACATTTGCTGGTAGAGCCACGCAGTATGTAAATATTTCAGAGAACACAACAGCAGAGAATCTAAACTTCTCTATAAGAACTGCAATTGCAGAACAAGTAGAGAACACACAAGTTACGTCATCTGATGTTGGTGGCCTAGTAATAGTTAATGTAATTAGTAGTGCTGTTAACTTTAGTGATCAACAAGAAAATATTACAACCTTTAGGCCGTCTATATCTACGGCAGTAAATTTACTTGCTGCGCCAGATAGTGAGTTCATCATCCTTGGTGAGATGAGTGAGGCTATTCAGTCTAGAAGTTCTTTAGTGGCTCGTGGCGCAAACTTCCAATTTATTTCTGAGGCTATAAATGCTAGTGCGCCATCTGTAGCAAGGGGAACATTCCCTGCGGCTCAATCTGAATCGGCATCTGTGCTTGGAACACAGATAGGTCTTGGTACATACATAGCTGCAATAGAGGAAGGCATCGCTATATTTGATGGCTTTGACGGATTGATAGTTTGGATACTTGATATGGCAGAAGCTATTAATGCTTCAGCTACATTTAAACAAAATCAAGGCTATGATGTAAATATTAATGAATCAATACAAAGTGCAGCAGCTATTTCTAAGTCTGTAGCATTCTTAGCATCTATTGCTGAAACATTTACCGCTACAGCGGCGCAATCAAATACGGCTGGGTTCTTAGCTTCTGTTGCTCAGTCTATAAACGCATTTGCATTTAATGACACAGCTAGTGACATTAGAGTCAACGTAGATGAAAACGTATTTATTCAAGATGCGTTTGATCAAGGTTATTCGTATTCATTGGCGGTGGCAGAGGCAGTTAACATAGCAGTTAACCTAGTCGGTATTAAGTATTTTAACTACTTTATTACTGATGGCGTAAACGTTACATCGACACAATCTGGCAGGCAGATAGCAACAGGGAATGTGTCAGACTCTATACAGTCTGCTTCTTTCTACGGAAACTTAGCCACATACTTTGACAGCATTAATGAGTTTGCAAACATCGTACAATTGTTTGATGGACTCGGAACATTCTACGTTTCTCTTGGTGGTCAAGTATCTGTAACTCAAACAACTAGCGTGGCAGAGAGGTGGGCTCCTGCTGACAACAATCAAAACGCCAATTGGACTGATCCATCAAATACACAGAACGCAGCATGGACAGACCCAACAAATGATCAGATTCCTAATTGGGATCCAGTAAATTCTATATAGGTGACATATGGCTTTAATACTTGCAGATCGCGTTAAGGAAACAGTGACATCGCCAGGCACTACGACAAACATTACGCTTGCTGGAGCGTCTACTGGTTTTCGTACATTTGGTTCCACTATGGCTACTAACGATACGTGCTATTACACAATAGCAGACCAGACAGGAACAAACTGGGAGATTGGTCTTGGTACGTATCTTGGTTCTAATGTTTTGCAGCGCACAGTAATTTATGATTCAAGTAACTCTAACTTGATTGTAAATTTTTCTAGCGGCACGCAAGATGTATTTATTACCTATGCAGCAGACAGGGCTATTGCACAAGGTCGTGCATTAATAAACAATATGGTTTACGGCATTTAAGGAACTATCATGGCAAATCCAAACCTTCAGGTATCCAACAGTATTTATGGAAACACAGCGTATGTGATTCCATCTGCTACGACTGTAAGTGTGGCGTGGACATTTAACGGCACAACATCGTTAACTGGACTTACACCAGCAGCAAATACTGTTAATAAAGTAAACAGCATCATCGTATCAAACGTCAGTGGAGCTGCTGCTACGATTACGATTGGTGTATCTAATAATGCTACCTACGCAAGTGGTACGCCATACTATGTGGCTTATCAAATTGCTGTTCCAGTAGGCGCTACATTGATTGTGGTGGATAAGACTACACCGCTGTACATCACAGAGAACCAATCAGTAGGTGTAATTGTTGGTACAGCTAGTGCGTTAAACATTGTTGCTTCGTTTGAAGTAGTAACCTAATAGGTGACACATGCTATACAGCAAATATGGTTCCATTCCAAAACCTGAGACTGACGGCACTGATGGCTGGGTAGAAGTGCCTGATATGCCTGAAGCGTCAGAAGGCAAAGAAGTAGTTTGGTGGTGTCCACCAGGATGGGTTATTCGTGATCCTATGCCGCCTACTCGTGAAGGATATGTGTGGAAGTGGTCACAAACAAATGAAGAGTGGAATGAATATGCATTGCCTGCATACATAGAAATAATAGAGCAGCTTACTACAGTGCAGGTAAGTAACTTAACCACAGATGGAATTTCTGGATTGGTGTAACTATGGTCATGCGCTATCTGGGTGGGGTAAATAGCCCATCTTACAATCCGCTTGCAGCCAACGTAACGACAGGTGCTACCACTGTTCAGCAGGGTGGTATATACACTACCTCGTCTGCGGCACAAGCTAATGGCGTGCAGCAGTGGATAGGTGAGCCATTTTTTGGTCAAACAACTACATTACTTCAAGCGGACAATTTTGCTAATGGTTCGCAGAACAATACATTTCTAGATTCTTCTACAAATAATTTTACAGTTACTCGTAATGCCAATACGACACAAGGAACATTTACTCCGTTCAGTGCGCCGAATGGCTATTGGAGCAATTATTTTGATGGTACAGGCGATTACTTAATTGTCACGGGTAACTCCAACTTAGCTTTTGGAACTAGTGACTTTACGATTGAATGTTTTTTTTATGCGGATAATTTGCAGGGATTTTTATACGACGGAAGAAACACTGGAACACAGGCTTCTCCTACAATATTTTTTAGTGGAACGCAGCTTATATATTATGTAAGTGGAGCAAACCGTATAACTTCAGGAACTGTTGTAATAGGTCGTTGGTATCACCTTGTGGTATCAAGGGTGTCAGGAAGCACTCGAATGTTTTTTGATGGCGTTCAAACTGGGTCAACATATACTGACTCTACAACTTATGTAAACAGTACTAGCCGACCATACATAGGCGCAAATGGA